TTTCTGGTGATTCTAATCACAGTGGCAGCTTGGATAATCAGCCGGTGATTTGCTCATATCCCTGCATGGACAGCACTTGCAAGCATCATCCCATTGCGGCTCCGATTGACGGGACAACGTGTAGATACATTGATTTGCATAAATCAGAAGGATGTGTGAGAAAAGATGATTGATGCAATCTTCGGAATTGCCGGAATACTCGGCATCTACTTACTCGGTACATGGTCAGGCTTATTCGTAGCAGCTTTGATCATTGCGAACAGAGACAGGGAGGACATGGAAGAGGATGAATGGCAAGACGTCTTTAAGGATGGAAGCAAGCAGAAGGACAAAGATTAAGCAGAGCAATATGTTCTACAACATTTGCAAGCACTGCGGCATACCCGTCAGCACTCGCTTGAATCATTGTCCGATGTGTCATAAAAGGACGGTGAGCGATGAATGAACTATCAAGGAATACAGGACACGAGCCTAGTTGATGGAAGCGGTATACGGGCTGTCTTGTGGGTGTCCGGATGTGGCCATCATTGTAAAGGCTGTCATAATCCCGGGACATGGAATCCAGATAGCGGAATGGCATGGACTACGGGAGCGCAAGAGTATTTGTTCCATCTGATGGAAAAGAACCAGAGCGTTCGTGATGGCATCACCTTATCCGGCGGTGACCCGATGTATCCCGGAAACAGACCGGCTATCCTGTCTTTGTGCAAAGCATTTAGGCACAGGTTCGGAGACACAAAAACTATATGGATGTACACAGGATATAAGTTGGAAGAGATACAAGATGACCAGATACTGCAATACATAGACGTACTCGTTGACGGTGAATACATGGAGAAATTGCGAAGTGAACCTTATCCGTGGGCAGGCAGTACAAACCAAAGAGTCCTTAAACGAACCGAGGACGGAACATGGAGACCCTATCATGATGTGTGAGAATTGTTGTTACTGGGACTATGGAGACTGTGACATGACAGGCTACTACATGAGTCCCGATGATTGGTGTTGGAGGTGGACAGATAAATATGCCAAAAACCCGTAAGTTTCAAAAAGGGAAACTGTATTGGCTGCCGCCACATACCGTTATGATCGTTGACCATTACTGCAAGAATTACGATGTTTACAAGGCTGAGTACAAAGCTATTCAGTTTGACATCGGTGTGAGCGGTGTAAGCTATGACGGTATGCCCGGGGGAAACGGGACGGGGAGCGCAACCGAATCACAGGCAATCAGACTTGCTGAAATAAGCAAGCACATGAAGACAATAGAAGATGCGGTCAAGACAGCGTGTGCAAAGTATCCTACATTGGAACCGTACATGCTGCAGGCCGTGACGATGGAGAAGGCCAGCTATGAACTGATGAGTGAAGTCCACAGGATTCCTTGCGGAAGAAATCTTTATCTAAATCTTCGCCATCACATCTTCTGGCTGATAGCCAAACAACTGAAGATATAAAAAGGTACTTAAAACACTCTTTAGCTGTGCTATGGTGTTATTGCCGGAAAAGTAGACGAGGAAAATTCCCCGTCTATTTTTTTGTCAATTTTTTTCGGCGCGTGTTTTTTAAAGAGTTTGTTTCCCCGTCAAACACTTTTTAATTTCTTTCCCGAACATGCGCCGATACAAAGGGAGATGATCGTGATGCCATACGCACCACTGAGACCTTGCCGATATCCCGGCTGTGTTAACAAGGCAAGAAAAGGGAAACGATATTGCCAGGAACATTCTTCGGAAGAATCCGACTTGAATTATCGCGACAATTCTTCGGCCCGTGGCTACAACAGCCGATGGCACAAAGTAAGGACTGCTTATCTTCATGCTCATCCCTTCTGCGTGAAGTGCATGGAGGAAGGACGGTACACCAAGGCAACCGTGGTCGATCACATCAGGCCGCACCGAGGTGACCAAGCCCTCTTCTGGGACAGAAGCAATTGGCAAAGCCTCTGCAAGCAACACCACGATGAGAAGACAGGCAAAGAAGATAGAAGACTGATTTACGAATACAAATTTTAATTATTTTTTTATTCCGGTTTTTTTATTCGATGTTTATCGAGGCCGAAGCGAAATCGGCGAGTCGAGGCAGTGGTATTGCTTCGGCGACCGGAGCAGGGGAGGGGGTAGTTCGATATCACACTTTCAAGTGCTAAAAACCGACAGACCCCCATCATGTGAAAAATCGCAAAATCCGAATAAAATGTCAAATATACTTTACATTCTAAAAAGAGGAGGTTGAGAAATGGGAAGAAAACCGAAACCTACGGCCCTCAAGCTCCTTGAGGGGAACCCGGGGAAACGTGAATTAAACCAATTTGAGCCGAAACCTACGGACGGACTGCCGATCTGTCCCGATTGGCTGACTGACGATGCAAAAGAGGAATGGGAAAGGCTTGCATCGGTCATGAGTAAGATGGGGATTTTGTCAGAGGTAGATCAGTCGGCGTTTGCAGTGTACTGCCAGACCTGGGCAAGGTGGAAAGAAGCCCAGGAACACATCACTGCGGAAGGTTCGACATATGTGACAGAGAACGGAGTTAAGAAAAACCCGTGGGTAGCTATTGCGAATGAGTGGCAGGCGAAACTGCTGTCTGTCTGTGGGGAGTTTGGATTGACACCGTCCAGCAGATCACGGATCGTAGCGGCGAATGCCAAAGAGACCGAAGCTGACGGAATGGAGGCATTGTTAGGAGCATGATTGAGCAAAGGCCGGCTGATTATCCCGTCCTTGAACATTATGAACCGAGCAAGTTTATGCTTCCGGAAAATCACTACGATAAAGCGAAAGCCGATAGGGCTGTGAACTTTATCGAGATGTTGCGGCACACCAAAGGAATCTGGGCGGGGAAAAGATTTTGGTTATTGCCGTGGCAGGAACAGATGGTAAGAGACATTTTTGGAATTGTGAAGCCTGATGGATATAGGCAGTTTCGGACAGCTTTTACGGAAATCGGAAAGAAGAACGGTAAGAGCGAGCTGGCTGCGGCCATTGCGCTCTACTTGCTCTTTGCTGATAACGAACCATCAGCAGAGGTCTACGGGGCGGCGGCTGACCGTCAGCAGGCAGGCATTGTTTTTGACGTTGCAAAGAAGATGGTCGAGATGGAACCGGCACTCATGAAACGGACGAAAATAGTTGATTCAACGAAGCGTTTGGTCAACTACAGCAATGCCGGATACTACCAAGTATTGTCCGCTGAAGTTGGCGGAAAGCATGGCTTTTCAATCAGTGGCCTCATCTTTGATGAGATCCATGTACAGCCAAACAGACAGCTGTATGACGTTCTCACCAAAGGTACATCAGATGCACGAGCCAATCCACTACACTTCATTATCACCACTGCCGGAAATAACAGAAACTCAATAGCCTACGAACTACATCAGAAAGCAGTTGACATACTGGAAGGCAGAAAGGTTGACCCGACATTCTACCCGGTTGTGTACAGCTTGCCCGACGATGCCGATTGGACACTGGAAGAAAACTGGTATAAGGCTAACCCATCACTCGGATACACGATTGACATCGAGCGTGTCCGTGATGCTTTCCGCGAAGCCCAGCAAAACCCGGCTGACGAAATCACATTCAGATGGCTACGTCTAAACCAATGGATATCCACCACAACACGATGGATGCCGATGGACAAATGGGACAAGTGCAGTTTTGCTGTAGATCTGGAAGAACTGGAAGGCCGTGAGTGCTATGCGGGCCTTGACCTTTCCAGCACAACGGACATCACGGCATTTGTGCTTGTGTTTCCGCCGCAAGACGAAGATGACAAATTTGCAATACTTCCCTACTTTTGGATACCCGAAGAGAGGGTGCATGAAAGAGTTATGCACGATCATGTACCTTATGATGTTTGGAAAAAAGCAGGGGAGTTTTTTACTACTGAGGGGAATGTAATCCACTACGGATTCATTGAAAAATTTATCGAAGAACTGGGCGAAAAATACCACATTCTGGAAATAGCTTTTGACCGATGGGGAGCGACCCAAATGGTGCAGGACTTAGAGGGTATGGGGTTTGATGTTATCCCGTTTGGTCAAGGCTTCAAGGACATGAGTCCGCCGACAAAAGAGCTGATGAAGCTGGTGCTGGAAGAAAAGATAGCACATGGCGGAAACGTAGTCCTTCGGTGGATGATAGGCAATGCGGTTTCTGAGCAAGATCCTGCCGGGAACATTAAGCTATCCAAAAAGAAATCCACCGAAAAGATTGATGGTGTTATCGCTATGATCATGGGACTTGACCGAGCAATCAGAGGGGCGAACGAACCGAAAGGTTCCGTCTATGATGAGCGAGGTCTTGTTGTGTTTTAAGAGAGGATAGGTGATTGGAATGGGAATATTTGACGGACTTTTCCGCAATAAGGACAAGCCCGCTGTTGTGAAGAACAGCATGGTTGGGAACAGTTACAGCTTTTTCTGGGGGAATACATCGAGCGGAAAGAGAGTGACTGAAAGGACAGCCATGCAGATGACGGCGGTCTACTGTTGTGTGCGTATCTTGTCGGAAGCAATAGCCGGCCTGCCGCTACAGTTTTATAAGTACACGGCTGACGGAAACAAAGTCAAAGCCACCGACCATCCGCTCTACTTCCTGTTGCATGATGAGCCGAATCCCGAAATGACCAGTTTTGTGTTCAGAGAGACGCTGATGACGCATCTTTTGCTGTGGGGGAATGCCTATGCTCAAATCATCCGCAACGGTAAAGGTGAAGTGATCGGTCTGTATCCTTTGATGCCTGACCGAATGAAGGTGGATAGAGATGAACATGGACGGCTCTACTATGAGTACACGGTCTATTCCGATGACGAAAACGCCGGCAGAACAGGGACAAGCAAATCATTCAAGGTGGTTCGGCTTGAACCGCATGATGTGTTGCATATTCCGGGGTTAGGTTTCGATGGCATTGTAGGGTATTCACCGATTGCTATGGCGAAGAATGCAATCGGCCTTACGATTGCCGCAGAAGAATATGGAAGTGCTTTCTTCAAGAATGGCGCAGCTCCTTCGGGTGTGCTTGAACATCCGGGGACACTTAAAGATCCATCAAGAGTACGCGAATCATGGAACGCTACTTTTGGTGGATCTTCTAATTCAGGGAAAGTTGCCGTCCTTGAAGAGGGCATGAAGTACGCACCGATCAGTATTCCGCCGGAACAGGCTCAATTCCTGGAAACGAGGAAATTTCAGATTGACGAAATTGCAAGGATCTTCCGCATCCCTCCGCACATGATCGGTGACCTGGAGCGTGCGACCTTTAGCAACATTGAAAACCAGTCACTGGAATTTGTGAAATACACGCTTGATCCTTGGGTGATCCGATGGGAGCAAAACCTAAAACGTGCCTTGCTGACCAGGGACGAAAAGAAACAGTACTTTTTCAGGCTGAACGTGGATGGGCTTCTGCGCGGTGATTACAAGTCGAGAATGGAAGGCTACGCGATCGGAGTAAACAACGGTTTCATGTCTCCGAATGACGTCCGCTCGCTCGAGAACATGGACAAGATCCCTGAAGAGATGGGCGGTGACTTGTACATGGTCAACGGCAATATGGTTCCGCTCAAAGATGCAGGCGCGGCATACGCCGACAAAATAACAGAAGGAGGTGAGAGCGGAAATGGCTAATAAGAAGTTTTGGAATTGGATAACAAGAAAAGCAACGGATGAAGCACCGGAAGAAAGGGTGCTTGTACTGAACGGAGTTATAGCGGAGTCATCTTGGTTCGATGATGAGGTAACACCGGAAGACTTCCGCAAAGACCTAAACGCAGGCTCCGGAGACATCACGGTTTGGATCAACTCACCCGGCGGTGACTGCGTAGCTGCTGCACAGATCTACAACATGCTGATGGAGTACAAGGGCAATGTGACCATCAAGATCGACGGCATTGCGGCCAGTGCGGCATCCGTCATTGCCATGGCCGGGACGAAGGTGCTGATGAGCCCCGTCTCCATGATGATGATTCATAACCCAAGCACTATTGCATGGGGAGACAAAGACGAACTGAAGCGTGCGATCCAGATGCTTTCGGAAGTCAAAGAATCCATCATGAACGCTTATGAGATCAAGACAGGACTTGACCGGAATAAGCTGTCGAATCTGATGGATGCCGAAACATGGATGAACGCGAACAAGGCCGTTGAGCTTGGTTTTGCGGATGGAGTCCTTGAGCGTGCAGAAGTGGAAGACATTGCAATGCCGGCTGTCAGCATGATGTGTTCGGCTGCGGAAGTCACCAACAGTCTGATGGGCAAGATCGCAGAGAAATGCAAGATCGAAAAGCCCGATAAAAAAGTTGAACCCGGGAGGAAAGCGGAAGATCTCCGCAGACGTCTCGATGAAATCAAAAAATTTATCTGATAGGAGGATAAGATCTATGGCAACGATTAGAGAACTTATTGAGAAACGTGCCCGCGTTTGGGAAAATGCGAAGGAATTTGTAAACACTCATGAGGACCAGAACGGGAACCTCTCCGCTGAAGACACCGCTACGTATGAGCGGATGGACAAGGAGATCACCGATCTGACCGCAGCCATCAACCGCAAGCAGGCCATGGAGGCCCGTGACACAGACCTTAATCAACCGACCAGCCAGCCGCTGACCGGAAGACCGGCAGCACCGACTCCCGATGATAAGACCGGCAGAGCATCCAAGGCTTACGCAGAGGACTTCGGTTCCATGCTTCGCGGCAAACGTCCGGTTAATAACGTTCTTTCCGAAGGCGTACTTGCAGATGGCGGCTATCTTGTACCGGAAGAGTTTGAGCGTCAGATTATCGCGGGACTGGATGAGTACAACGTCATCCGTGGTCTTGCGAACGTGATCAAGACCGATGCAGAGAGAAAGATCCCCGTAGCTGCTACTCATTCCGTAGCTGCTTGGAAGGCTGAGAACGCCGCTTACGCTGAGAGCAACCCGACTTTCGATCAGAAGACTCTGGATGCGTTCAAACTGACCGATCTCATCAAGGTTTCCATCGAACTGCTACAGGATTCCGCGTTCAACCTTGAGGCGTACATCGCAAACGAGTTTGCCCGTGCATTCGGTGCGGCTGAGGAGGAAGCATTCTGCGTTGGTACCGGCACAGGTCAGCCGACAGGTATCTTTACCGCAGACGGCGGCACCGTAGGCGTTACCACGGCGAACGCAACAAAGCTGGATTCCGATGAGGTCATCAGCCTTGTTTACTCTCTGAAAGCTCCGTACAGAAGAAATGCCGCATTCCTCATGAATGATGAGACCGTGGGTATCATCCGCAAGCTGAAAGACCAGAACCTTGCATATCTGTGGCAGCCGTCCATGCAGGCAGGTCAGCCGGACAAACTGCTTGGTTACGATCTTCACACCACTCCGTATGCACCGAAGTATGCAGCAGGCGCACTGGCAATTGCTTTTGGTGATTTCCACAACTACTGGATTGCAGACCGCATGGGTATCACCGTACAGAGACTCAACGAGCTGTACAGCACCAACGGACAGGTTGGCTTCATTGCAACAGAGCGTGTTGACGGTAAGGTTATCCTTCCGGAAGGCATCATGCTGCTGAAAGGCAAAGCGGCCTGATAGGGAATAACAGGGGGCGGTGGGGCAACTCACTGCCCTTTTGATTGAGAGGTGATATTTATGATTAACCTCAAAGATGCAAAAGCGTATCTTCGTGTCGATAGTGGGGACGAAGATGAAGTGATTAAGGGCATGCTTAAACAGGCTCGGGGACTGGTTGCGGATGTGGCCAGGATGGAACCGGATGAGGTGGAAGATACCACGGTCGGAAAGCAGGCGGTCTATTACACACTCGGATATCTTTTTGAACACAGAAATGAAGCGGATCTGCATGGCCTGACATTGGACATCCGCTCTTTTCTTTGTGGTGTAAGGGAGGCGGCGTTCTGATGGATATAAACGCTTTGAATATTCGTGTCACCTTTCAGAAGGCAGGCACGATCATCGACAAGAACCGCAACCACAAAGAAGTCTGGGAAGACTACTACACCTGTTGGGCAACTTGCGTTACATCTCACCTCAAATCCAACGAGGACTTTGCGGCGGCTGTTATCCAAGAGCGTGACCTTATGGACGTGACAGTCAGATGGTCAAGCGAGATTGCCCGTATCAATTCCAAGGAATACCGCATCCAAATCAACGAACGCTACTACAATATCCTCACCATTGATGAGATGGGTTTCCTTCACAACAGTCGGAAATTCCATTGTGAACTCATGAAGGATAAGAAGGTGAGTGCCGATGGCGGCGATTAATGCTGATAACCTTGCGAACGAAATCATGAAGGCCTTAAACGAGTACCGTGATTATGCAGATGAGACCCTTGCGAAGGATATAGAAGCCGCCGCCAATCTTGCCAAAGTTGAAGTCAAGAACAAGGCTCCGGCGCACAAAGGTGTTTACACGAATCTTAATAAGCGCAACAGACAGCCGGGGACATACAAGAAGTCATGGAAGGTCAAGAAGGATATGAAAGACCCTCGCAGGCCTGCCGCAACTGTCTATGCTTCGGGTGGAAACTACAGGCTCACACATCTGCTTGAACACGGACACGCAAAGCGAAACGGTGGACGAGTGCGAGGAATTGAGCATATCGCACCGGCTGAAGCACTTGCCGAACGGAAACTTGAACAGGACTTAGCAAGACATTTACAAGGAGGTGGTTGATTTGACCTTTGAAGAAATCGGAAACATGTTGGACGAGACAGAACTGCCAAATGCTTATGACCATTTTGCGGAGGGCGAATCTCCGGAGCCGCCTTTTGTTGTGTTTCTGCTTCCCGACAGTAATCATTTTGGTGCAGACGGCAAGGTCTATCGGAAGATCACCGAGCTCGATATCGAATTGTACACGGACTATAAAGACCCCGACACCGAAGACCTAATTGAGAGTGTGCTTGATGCGCACAATATTTTTTACTACAAAGACGAAACCTATATAGAGTCTGAACGTCTCTATGAGGTGACCTATTCAATGGAGGTATTATACGATGCCAACGACCAACAAAGTTAAATTCAATCTTAAGAACGTTCATTATGCAAAAATGACCGTCAACACGCAGGGCGTGATCACTTATGCCACTCCGGTGCATATCCCTGGTGCAGTCAGCATTTCTCTGGATCCGCAGGGTGAGTCCAGCCCGTTCTATGCTGACGGTATTGTCTACTATCGTTCCACCAACAACAATGGCTACTCCGGCACTCTGGAGATGGCTCTTATTCCCGATGCATTCCGTAAGGATATCCTGCAGGAGACCGAGGATACCAAAGGCGTACTTGCAGAAGACGCAACCGAGCGTGAGCAGGTACACTTCGCACTCCTGTTTGAGTTTGACGGAGATAAGAAGAGCACAAGACACGCTATGCTCAACTGTACCACAAACAGGATGAACATCAGCTCCTCCACCAAAGAGGAGACGATCACACCCGTCACCGAGTCTCTCGCCATTAACTGTGACCCGAGAGAGTCCGACATGATGGTCAAGTACAGCACCGGGGACAGCGTGGACGAGGAGACCTACAACAGCTGGTATTCCGCTGTGTATGTTCCAGCAACGAGCGCAGCTACGGGAGGCGCAACTACGGGAAACTGATACGATTTTGAAAGGGGAAACAAACTGATATGGTGGAAAGAAAAGTTAAAATCGGCAGCAAGGATGTCACACTGAGGGCATCCGCAGCACTGCCGAGGATATATCGTGTTAAGACGGGCAGAGACATCTTAAAGGATGTGAGCGGTCTGTCCGTATCGGCTGACGGGATCGTTTCGCCGGAAGACTACGAAATCTTCGAATATCTTGCGTGGGTGATGGCATACCATGCAGACAACACTGTCCCGGACAACATCGATGAATGGTTGGAACAACTTGACGATGTTCTGGCCATTTATAATGTGATGCCGCAGGTCATGGATCTGTGGAACAACAACACAAAGACGGCTGTCGAGTCTAAAAAAAACAAAGGCCGACAGAACGTGAAATAACAACCCCCCTGTTTTTGCTTCGGTGCGTAGAGGTCGGCCTGTCAATGTCTGATTTGGAGCTATTGACGGTCGGCCTCGTTTTGGACATGTGGACGGAAAAGGACAACGACAATGTTGACTATGACCAAATAGCAACACAGGAGGACTTTGACAGATTTTAAGGAGGTGGCGGCTATTGGCTAGTAGAGTCAAGGGCATAACCATACAAATCAATGGTGATACCACCGGTTTGGATAAGGCTCTGAAGTCGGTCAACAGCACCATCATTAAGACTCAGAGCGATTTAAAAGACGTAAACAGGCTCCTGAAGCTTGACCCGGGCAACACTGAATTACTTGCCCAGAAACAGCGATTGCTCGGTCAGGCTATTGAGAACACAAAAGATAAATTAAAGACCTTGCAGACTGCAGAACAGCAGGCCACCAAACAACTCGCTGAAGGAAAAATCGGTCAGGAACAGTTTGATGCACTGCAAAGGGAGATAGCAGAAACCGAACAGAAACTGAACAAGTTTCAAGGTGAAGCAGACCAGACCGAAAAAGAACTGAAGGAAATGGGCGACGCCGCAGAGGATGCTTCAAAAGATACGGGTAAGCTTGACGTAAGCCTCAAGAGCATGATTCAGAATGCGGCTGTCGGAATTGCTGTTGATGGTCTGAAAGCACTTGCGAGTCATGCCAGAGAAGCGGCGAAGTATGTCATAGACGTAGGGTCCAGCTTTGAGGCCGGCATGAGTAAAGTACAGGCCGTATCAGGTGCAAGTGCAGAAGATATGGCTAAATTGGCTGAAAAAGCCAAAGAAATGGGCGCAAACACAAAGTTTAGTGCTTCCGAAGCGGCGGATGCCTTGAACTACATGGCTATGGCCGGCTGGAAGACAAACGACATGCTCCAGGGCATTGAAGGTGTGATGAACCTTGCAGCCGCATCAGGCGAAGACCTTGCTACTACATCAGACATTGTGACTGATGCTTTGACCGCATTCGGGAAGAGTGCGGAAGAGTCGGGCCGATTGGCGGATATCATGGCAGCAGCCAGCTCAAATGCAAACACCAATGTCTCCATGATGGGTGAGACGTTTAAATATGCCGCTCCCGTTGCCGGTGCTTTGGGTGCATCCATGGAAGATACCGCGATAGCTGTCGGTTTGATGGCAAACAGTGGTATCAAGGCAAGTCAAGCCGGTACTGCATTAAGGACAGGACTTTCTAACCTGGCTAAACCCACGAAGCAGATGAAAGAGTGGATGGATAAGTACAACATCTCACTTGTTGAAAATGAGGACGGTTCCGTCAATCTTCGCGAGACCATGATTCAGCTTCGTGAGAAGATGGGGCAACTGTCTGAGACGGAACAGGCAGCAGCCGCCAGTGCAATCTTTGGCAAAAATGCTATGTCGGGGTGGATGGCCATCATCAACGGTTCTGATGCTGACTTCGATAAGTTGACGCAGGCCATTGACAATTCTGAAGGCGCCGCCCAGAAGATGGCAGAAACGATGGGGGATAACCTTCAAGGTAAGATCACTATCTTCCAGAGTGCGCTGGAAGGTCTCGGGATTACGCTGTATGAGAAGGTTTCCGGGCCGTTCACAAAAGCCGTTGAAGTGGCTACGGGAGTACTGAGCGGACTGACGGAAGCACTGGCTGACCACAGGACGGAAAACGAACTTGTTATTGATCAGATAAAAGAAGCTAATGATGCTGTCACTGCGTCAATGAACAACGCCGGAAAAATACAGGCAGATGCGGCGGCAAAAGCGGGGCAGATCAATGTCCTTGCGGAAGCACTCGTTAATCTGAACAAAAAGGAAAGCCTTGACGAAGCGCAGAAGAAACGTCTGAAAGAAATCTACGATGACCTTGTTGAATTAGTACCGGATATGGCTGGGTACTACAACGAGGAAACCGGTAAGATTGACCTTACTACAGAAGCGGTCAAGAATCTAACGAAAGCCCGTAGAGAAGAAATTATAGAACAAGGCAGGCTTGCCGCACTGCAAGAAATCTACGAAGAATTAGGACGGGCGCAAGGTGAACTGCAGCAGGCAATGGCGGATCTCACTGCAATGCAGAAGCAGAAAAAGATGTGGGAAGATTTACGTGACCGCATCGGAGAAGCGCAGGGTGCTTACGCTAATCTTGCCAGAGACTCGCAAGGAAACATCATAGACACGACAGGCATTGAGGGTCTTAGAGATGAACTGCTCAATATGGCGCAGGCCGCATTGAACAGTGGCGCAATTACAAAAAAGACATACGATCAAATTGCGGAAATGTTCAATGATGACAGCTGGAGCCAGAGCGAACTTGATGCCGCTTATCAGATGCTTCAGAGTCGTGTTGAGGAAACGGACATTGATATCAAAAATGCTTCTGATGGAATAGATGAACTGCAAGACACCTATGACGAAGCGGCTTTATCCGTTAAGAACTTGGAAGAGTCCATGGATAGTAGCAATAAGGCTACAAGGGAAGAAATCGGTGTGGTAGATGATTCCGCAAATTCTATCAGTGCGATGACTGATGAAAAGATAGCTTTGCGAGAAGCCACTGAGGACTCTACAGACTCCACCGAAGAATCCACCGATGCCATAGACGAAGAGACAAAGTCTTTGGACGAAAACAAGCAGGCCAGTGAGAACATGCGCAAGGAGTCCATGGAAAGAAGCAAGGCAGAGTCTGATGCAAGAAAAGAAGCCCATCTGACCAAGGAAGAGATTGAAGCGCAGACCGAAGCTGTCCACAAAGCCGCCGAAGCGCAAAAGAAAATGCGGGAAGCCGCCACAAAGGCCCGTGACGATATGCGGAAAGCTTTTGAGGACATCAAAAAGTCTGCGGAAGATGCTTTTAAGATAAATCCATTTGACCAGTGGCAGCAGGATACTGAAAAGGGCATGCTTGCGTTTGAAGAGGCCATGAAGTCTCAGCGTGACGGCCTGCTCAGATATAAAGATAACCTGACAACTGTCAAGGAAAACTTGGGTCAGGTAGCTCCCGAATTTGTCCAGTACTTGGAAGACATGGGACAAAGCGGGTCCCAGTTTGTTGCGGAAATTGCGGATGCATTTAGGACGGGCAATGCTGATACGGTTTACCGTCTAATGGATGAGTATAAGCAGGCAATGGATATCCAAGATGACGTTGCAACTATCCTCGAACAGGACAAGCTGGCTCTTATCCTCGGCCTTGATGCACTCAGCCCCGAAGCCATTACAGCGTGGGAAGACTTAGGATATGCATTTGACGAGGGTGTTAATGTCATCCGCGTTAAGGGCGGAGAAATGACGCAGGCCACATCTGATGCATTCTGGCAGGCGGTAGAGGTGGCAAAGCAGACGGGCATGGAAGTACCTGCAGGTCTTGCCGAATCCATCCGAAACAGTGAGGACCCGGAGCAAGCTGTCATTGAAGCAACCGCAACACTTAACGAGTCCATCCGTGGACGTGGCGAGGAGATGCTTGCGGCAGCCAAAGAACTCGGCATCAACGTACCGACAGGAATCGCCGAAATCATTAGAGATCCTGCCACATCGCAGGAACAGGTACAGGCCGCTGTCATGACTCTGCGGGACTCCATTGTCGCAAAAAATCCTGACTTTGAAACTGCAGGCAACGAAGCCGGCGGTGCAATGGGCGAGGGAACCGCAACAGGTATTACAGAAAAAGACAAAGACGTATCGGGTGCCGCCGAAGGTGTTGTCAATTCCGCAAAGGAAACCGCAAAGACAAGCAGTGACATGTTTAGGCTGATCGGTCGGTCCGGCATGGAAATGTTTAAAAGCGGTATAGCCGATAAGCAAGAAGAGGTTAAAACCAAAGTTGAAAGTGTTGTCAAGGACGCGATTAGCGCAGGAGCAACTGCGGGAAATGCGCTGTCCAGAATGTCCGGACGCTCCGCAATGGAAGCGTACAGGGCGGGCGTTGCCGACAAAGAGGAAGACCTTGCAAGCGGTATCCAACACTCGGTAAGCAATGCGCTGTCATCCGCCGCCGTAATGAGCGCAGGACTGTGCCGTATGGCAGGTGGGTCGAGCATGATGGCGTATGCGGCAGGTATGGCGGAAAGAACAGATGAGGTTGCACAAGCAGCTGTTGCGGTGGTGAGCAGAGCAAGTGAAGTTGCTAAGTTTTATGCTGATAGAGTATTTAATTCAGCCGGTACATCCGCCGCCGAACAGATGGCAGCAGGCATGAGAAATGCCATCCAGAGCATGGATCAGGCTATGGACAGTTTCATCTGGAATGTAAGTAACAGATATGCTCCTGATTTTATCGGCGGAATCGGACGTATGCGAGACGCAACCAACTTCTGGTGGAATCTTCCGCACCTGCAGATGCCGCACCCATGGGTATACGGACGATTCAGCGTTGATCCGCCGGAAGTCCCTGTCTTTGGCATCGATTGGTACGCAAAGGCCATGGACAAAGGTATGATCCTAAACAAACCGACAATATTCGGAATGCAGGGAAATCGATTCCTGGCCGGTGGTGAGGCAGGCAGTGAGACGGTAGTTGGCACGAACAGCTTGATGCAGATGATAAAGGATGCTGTCGGTCAAGGCGGTACAAGCTTCGGTGACATTAACATCGCAGTTACATCCCCCGTCACAGACGCACGTACCCTTGCAAAAGAACTTGAAGTAGAAATCAGTAAAAACATCATAAGGAGGAGCGGACGGTTTTGAGTAAGAGAATACTGACATACAACGGTATAGACTTATCAACATTCGGTGCTCATGTCTCCGGCGAGGGGGCATGGGTAAAGCCGGCTCCTGAATTCGAACGCATTTCAGTCCCCGGCAGGTCCGGGGACGTTTTGCTTTATAACGGGAGATACTCAAATGTTGATGTGCAGTACCGCTTCGGAATAACAGAGAATTTTGATGCGAACTATACAAGCCTGATTGCTGCACTGCTCGACTCCCCCGGATACCACAAACTGGTGGACAGTAAGCACCCGGGTGTGTACAGAATGGCGGCTGTATCAAAAGGCATTGAGCCGGAAATGTCTCAGCAGATGGGGGCGGGTGAGTTTAATGTGATATTTGATTGCAAGCCGCAGGTGTATTTGGATAGCGGGGAGGAAGTGGCAAGCACATGGAACAGCAGCAGCTATCGTACTTCCACGGTCAAAAATCCGACAGCGTACCCGGCAAGACCGCTGTTTAAGATATATGCGAGCGGAACAGGTTTCACTTTCCGGATAAGCTATTCGGATAATTACGAAATACACGTTATCACATTTGAGATCGAAGAAGTCACAGACATAAGCAATATATCGTTTCCGCTTTATTATGACTCGGAAGGCGGCTATGTATATGACAGCAATTGGAAAAACCTCAATAATTATGTTGCAGTTGTCAAGGGATATTACATAACGAGCCACGAATACACAGATGCCATTATCCTCGGAAACGAGGACATATACGCTTCCGTGCCTGACAGCGCAAGCAGGGACATAATAAGCAAGATCGAAATTATCCCACGTTGGTGGAGATTGTGAGGTGGATGCAGAATGAGTTTACCTCACATTCATGATGGCGATTTCACATATGGTACATCGAACATTGTGGCCGGCGGCATTCCGCTACATCCCGTTGAGTGTACGGTTACAGAGGTACGCAACGGTGAGTTTGAGCTGGAGATGCGTATCCATTACACCGCTGATTTTTTTAACAAGATAAAAATCGGAACGATCATTATTGCTCCGCATGACGCTACCGGGACATATACGCCGTTTGAGGTGTACTCTATTAATAACGAGCTTAACGGAATGGCCCGGATAAACGCATGGACTCTTGCGTACAGAGGTAACAGGGTCATCATAAGACCTTTTTCCGTGGAAAATAAGCCATTGCCTGAAATCCTCAATATGCTTCGCGTCCAGATGTCTTATGTCGATTATGGTTTTACGGTATCGCTGTATACAGACATCCCAAACACAAAGGTGAAATCGTTTGAGGTGGACAGGGTTACAAGTCTCCGTGACGTCATGGCAAGGCCCGGCAACTCTTTGGCCGACGTGTTTGGCGGCGAAATACTTTACGACAATGTCGGCGGCATTGCCATATATGCAAATCGCGGAAAACAGAGCGGTATCATCTTAAAATATGGCGTAAACATCGTATCAATGACCCGTGAGCAGACCGCAGAGGACTTTTTTACCGGGGTTTATCCGTACTGGACCCAAGAGGAAACAATGGTAACCCTGCCTGAGTACGTCCTCAACAATGACAGACTGTCACAGTACCATTACCGCGGCGAAAAAAGGATTATCCCGCTTGACCTGTCGAGCAGTTTCAAAACCCAGCCTACCACCGTGCAGCTACGATCTTTGGCAGAGTCTTGGATGGATGACAATTGCCCGATATACGTACCGGAAAACATTGATATATCCATTCTGCAGATGGACGATGACGGCAAATCGAAGATCGCAAAACTTAACCTTTGCGATACCCTGACGATCAGCTATCCCGAAATGCAGATCAGTGTTGCCGCGAAAGTTACAAAGGTGGTTTTTAATGTGCTGCTCGATCGGTATGACTCTATATCGGTCGGAACAACGACCAATATGAACACAGCAATCAAAAAGGTGGTGGGAATCAGATGATTAAATACAAGCGAAAAATCAGCATTATTGCAGGTGAGGCTCCGTCACCTATACGATTGAGTCAGTATGACAGCGATGTGGTGATAGAGTTAGAAATCTACGCCACGGAGGGCATACTTGAGATTGACCCGGGAACAGCCGTTGCACTGAAAGGCACAAAACCGGATGGCAACGGCATCAGTATTGATGGGAAACTGACCGTCAATAAGGATAAGCGGACAAGCGCTGTCACATACATCGCAACGTTTGAGGTTATCCCTCAGATGACAGCAGTGGCAGGTGAGAGCAAATACAAGCTGTCTCTGACAAAGGACGGCAAGGAACTCAACACAGGCAGTTTTGTCATTGTAGTTGACAGGGCGGCTATGGACAAAGACACATTGCCGTCTGAGTCTGTTATCAAAGAAATTGTCGATACCATGGACAGGACAGACGAACTGATTGCAGCGGCAAAGAGCATTAAAGCCGCAAAGAAGGACATTGAAAAGGTGCGGTCAATCATGGATGACATTGACGGACTCAAAGCGGAAATCGGGGAGATCGCAAGAGGCGTTGAGGTGCTGAAGGACAGCGTTGATGATGACATTGAGCAGGCGAAGCAGGACGCACTCAAGAAAATCGACAACAGCTTGACCGCACTGGAAAAGATTGACGCTGTTGAAGCCAGGCTCAAGCAGGCGGAAGAACTGATTGAGACCACGGAGGAATCTATTCTTTCAGACCTTGTCAAAGCCGGGCAGGACATCTTTGACAAAATCAATGAACAGCGTGAAGCCGACACGATAACATATAACAGCATCTTTGAGATGTCACAGGAAGCGGTTGAGACGGTCAGGGGCTTCAAAGACACCATCATCAACATTACCGACAAACAGAACAACATCATCGACAGGCTTGATGCCTTGGAAGGAGGCGGTAAGTCTTGATTGTAAGACGTTTCAAAGTAAACATGGTACCGGGCGGACGGGCGGAAGTGGTCAATCTGTCACAGTATGATTCGGACGTAGTGCTTGAGTTTGAACTCTACACCACTGAGGGAGTCTTCACTGTCGCAGAAGGCACTACCGTCCTTTTCCGTGGATCCAAACCTGATGGCAACGGAATCAGCATTGATGCGGAACTGGAGTCAACGGTCGATGCGGAAACGGGACAGACCGTCCATGTGGTGACTGTGGAACTCAATCAGCAGGTGACTGCGGCTGCAGGCAGAAGCTTCTATGAGTTATCCTTGAGGAAGGATGGCGAAGAACTGAACACAGCCAATATCATTTTTGACATTGAACGTGCGCCGCTGGACAAGGACACACCACCTTCGAACTCCGTCATAAGGGAAATCATTGATACCATCGACAGAACTGATGAGTTTCTGGGGGCGGCCCGGTCGATTGCGGCTGACCGTGAAATCGTTGAGCAGAAGACGGAAGACGCTGAAGCGGCGGCGGCATCGGCAGAGGATGCGCTTGAGCAGGTCAACACCAAGGCCCAGCAGATCATACGGGTTACCACATCCGCCGAAGAAATTGCTACAGAAGCACTCAGCACAGCAAACAATGCCCAAAACCATATGGCAGACCTTGACAGTCAGATGCAGGAAGTCAAGACGGCGCTGAATAACGTCTCTATCGATCCCGACGATCTGGGCCTCTATCAGGATGAGGATACCATGTATGTCTATCCGACGTATAAGGGCGTCAGATCCGAAAACGGCATCCCGCTCGCATCAAAAGGCGGCGGCGGTGGAGGCGGCGAAGTGATCAATGCGAAGCTGACCGTTGAAAATACGACGGGCTGGCTGTCGAAAACGATCGCGACGGGCTCGAGCGTGTCCGTATCACTCAGATGGTCATCGATAGAGGACGGCATGGAGACAGGCCGCGGAAACGTCCGTATCACGGTCAACGATATCGTGAGGGCATCATGGGAGGTCGAGCAGGGCAACGTAAGCATCGATCTCACGCCGTATCTGTCTACGGGCACGAATAAGGTCAAGGTTAGAATCTCCGATACCTACGATCAGGGCAGCACTACGACCTTTAACATCACAGCGATCGCGCTGAGCATTTCATCTACGTTTGACACATCCACGCCGTATACTTCGACATTTACATTTCCGTATACGCCCGTCGGTTCCGTGGAAAAGACGGTCCATGTTTTGGTCGACGGTACGGAAGTGGGGACGATGGTCACGCCCGTGTCGGGCAGGCAGATGACGATGGGTATCCCGCCGCAGAGTCATGGAGCCCACAGCTTAACGGCATATTTCACGGCCGTGATCAACAACGAGACGGTAAGATCGAACGAGCTTTATTATGAATTCATTTTCCTGGAGCAGCTGAACAATACGCCCGTCATCACATCCCCGTTCAAATCGGGGCAGACTGTCGATCAGTTCGCATCCGTTCCGATCGCGTTCACGGTATACGATCCCGCAGCCGCAACGGCAGAGGTTAAGATCTACGTGAACAACGCGCTCGTGTCAACGCAGACCGTACCGCGTACCGAGCAGAGCTATACGGTGAGGGCCAATACCGCAGGGGCCTATACGATCAAGCTGGTATGCGGCAGAACAGAGAAAACGATCACGTTCACGGCAACGGAATCGCAGATCGACGTCAAACCCGAAACAGACAGCCTCGTACTTTATCTGTCCGCAGAGGGAAGATCCAACAACTCGGCAGACAGAGCGACATGGGATTATGAAGACATCAGCGCATGCCTCAATAATTTCAACTGGACGAGCGACGGCTGGCAGAGCGACGAGGACGGAATCACATGCCTGAGGGTATCGGGCAATGCACGCGTTACGATCCCATACAAGCTGTTCGGGGCCGACTTCAGGCAGGGTGGTAAGACGATCGAGATAGAGTTCGCTACACAGGCCGTTATGGACTATGACGCGGTGATCATGTCCTGCATGAACGAGGGCAGAGGATTCAGCATGACTGCGCAGAGGGCACAACTCACATCGGAGCAGTCCACGATCTCCACGCAGTACAAAGACCATGAGCACATCAGGCTTGCTTTCACGATCGAGAAGACCGCGGAGAACAGGCTGATCATGGTATACATTGACGGCATCCCGTCGGGAGTCGTGCAGTATCCCGTGGATGACGACTTCCAGCAGATGACGCCTGCAGACATCACGATCGGATCGAACGACTGCACGACAGACATCTACTGCATCAGAGTATACGACAACGACCTCACGGGCAATCAGATCCTCGACAACTGGATTGCAGACACGCAGGACGGCGCGCTGATGCTGGAAAGATACACCAGGAATCAGGTATATGACGCCAGCACGAACATCTCACCCGCAAACCTTCCGTCGGATCTCCCGTACTTCATCCTTGATGCTCCGGAGCTGCCGCAGTACAAGGGCGACAAGAAGACGATCACGGGGCAGTATATCGACAGGATGTATCCTTCGAAGTCTTTCAATTTTGGAAACTGCCAGATCAATGTACAGGGTACATCATCCGCACCGTACGCCCGTAAGAATTACGATATGCAGTTCAAGGGCGGTTTTGACCTTGGAGCGACACACGCCGACAATTACACGCTGATGGACGGCATCATTCCTTTCAACAGGTTCGTACTTAAAGCGGATGTGGCATCGAATGAAGGCATAAACAATGTCGGCCTTGTCATGCTGTACAATGATGTCTGCCCGTACAAGACGCCTGAGATGAAAGCAGACAGCAGGGTCCGCTGGGGTATCGCCGGCAAGCCGATCGTTGTTTTCTGGCACGACACGACAACGGGGGAGGTCAAATTCCTCGGAAAATACAATTTCAACCTTCCGAAACGTGCACCCGCACCATACGGCTATAACCCCAATTCCGACGATCCCGCGATCGCGGCTATGGAGTCGTGGGAGTACCAAAACAACGTATCTTTGCTCATGAAATTCCAGTCCGATTATTTCAATGAGGAGATGAGGACGGATCCCGATACAGGCGAAACGAAAGAGGCGTGGCGGTTCGATTACGAAGCAAGGTTCCCGTCCGATGAATGGACGAATTACGCGGCCCTGCAGGAGTTCCAGAGCTTCGTATACAGCACGTGGCGCGATCAAGCGACGGGTGATGCACTAGCTGAGCCCGTGACGTATGAGGGCGTCGAGTATACATCGGATACAGCCGCCTACAGACTGGCTAAGTTCAGGGCTGAGTTCCCGACATACGCGCAGCTGGACACGTTCCTGTTCTATTACATTTTTACCGAATTCTTCCTAATGGTCGACTCGCGCGCGAAGAACCTTTTCATCGGCTTCAACGGTGATCCAGTCACGGTCGCGGGCAGGATAGCTACACGCAAGGCGACGGCCCAGCCGTACGATATGGACACGGCGATGGGCACCAACAACGAAGGATCTCTGACATACGGCTATTCTTACGAGGACACAGACCACATCGGGACAGCCGACATTTTCAACGCGCAGGACAGCGTGCTCTGGAATAACATCCGCGACGGCTATCCGACGGAGCTCAAGCAGATGTACCAGACGCTGAGAACCGGCGGCATTCTTGACAGCGACGTGATCGAAGAGAGATTCGAGGCTCATCAGTCCAAATGGCCCGAGGCCGTATGGATCGAAGACGCGAGGTATAAATACCTGGAACCGCTCACAAATCCGGATCCGGGAAAGCAGGCCACGGCGATGTACCTGCCGATGCTGCAGGGCTCGAAAAAGCAGCAGCGTAAATGGTGGCTGCCGAACCGCGAAAAGTTCATGGATTCGAAGTGGCACGCGGGCAAGGCATTGCTGAGCCCGATCCAGCTCAGGGCATATTCGAAGGGCAACGTCACGGTTACACCGTATTTCGACATTTACCCGTCGGTAAGATACGCATCACATACTGTCACGGAGAGAGGCAAGGCTGGCGTGGCGACAACGCTGCTCTGTCCGAATGAGATCCCGACGTTTAATGACACAGAGGTGTACGTATATTCGGCCCCGCAGATCGCGAAGGTCGGGGATCTGTCCCCGCTGAAAATAGGACTCGCTGACTTCTCCGGCGCGATCAACCTGCAGGAGGTTAAGATCGGTAGTGCCGACAGCGGCTATGACAATACAAACCTTTATCAGCTGAGCTTCGGCGCGAACATACTGCTGAAGAAGATCGACGTGCGGAACTGCAGCGGCCTCGGAGATACAACGATCCAGGGCCACTCACAGCAGACGGTCGACATCTCAAACTGTACGATGATCGAAGAGGTTTACTTCGAGGGGACGAACGTCACGGCCGTGACACTCCCGAACGGCGGCAATCTGAAAGTGCTGCATCTGCCCGAAACGATCACGAACCTCACCGTACTGAACCAGACAGGCATCACCGATTTCGTGATCGGATCCTACGCCAACATCACCACATTGAGGCTTGAGAACACGAACCTCGATATGCTGTCTATCCTGCGGAACATCAGCGCGGGCGCAAGGATCAGGCTCGTGGGCTTCGACTGGAGGCTCACGAATGCCGCAGAAATCGAGAGCGTGCTCGCGATTCTCGACACCATGCGAGGACTTGACGCAAACGGCAACAACGTCGAGGTCAAAGAGGCAGTCGTCGGCAAGATCTCCACGGAAACATTGACGGGTGCTCAGATTGCTTCGTATCAGGCACGTTATCCGTATTTGCAAGTAACTGCCGATCATACTACAGCACAGCTTTACTTCTATAACGGCAGTACGCTCATAACTTCGCAGACAGTTCTTGACGGTGGAAATGGAAGCTATAGCGGCAGTACACCTACAAAGACACAAGACGCTCAATACACATATTCATTTGCAGGGTGGTCAAAAGATGATGACAATACAGTTGATAGTGATGCTTTGAATAACATTGTTGCTGACAGAAATGTTTACGCCTGCTTCACAGGCACTCTGAGGAAGTACCCTGTCTACTTTGTCAAAGCATCGGCAGATGGTGGTGGAACGCTTCAGACGCTTTCCAATGTGGCATACGGAACTGTAATCACAGCCGCAAATGCTTACACAGGTGCTACACCTACTACTTCACAGGGAAGTGCAGAAGATTATCCGTTTGAAGGATGGAATCCTGCAAGTGCTACGGTACATGGTGATACAGTATTCACAGCGAAATTCGGAATCCCGATTGATGTAAGTGAGATTACGGATTCGTGGGATACCATCATTGCGAATATAGACAATGGTACTTATTCGACCAAGTACAAGATTGGTCAGTATAAGCCACTTGACCTTGGAACTGAAGGCACTATTAATATGCAGATTGTTGCTATGAATGCGGATGAACTGGCAAGTGGCGGTACTGCTCCGTTGACATTTGTTGCAATAGAATTGCTTAATACGTTAAAAGCATTAAAACCATCTAGGTCACGTATTGGTTGGCACTCATCGAACAACCCGTTGAGAAACTTCTTGATAAATGATGTGTCAGCATTAATGCCGTCAAATGTAATGTCCAGAGTGCAAAAAGTAAACAAGGTGTCGCATTGGGAACTGAACTCTACGGATTATGTGTCTGTTGAAACGCTATGGATTCCTTCCTCGCGTGAAGTGCTATCATACAAAGATGGAGGAATAGTTATTGGCGGTTATGAGTCAAGCGGCGTTAAATACGATAAAATTTACTATGACGGTGATTACCCGATAGCAAATCCTAGCCGCATAAAAAAACGAGGAGGCACTAACAAAACGTGGTATTTAAGAGGAACGAACAATATCAGTTCTAGTCCAAATTTGGCGGTTAGCACAGAAGGACGCATTATGGATAGCAGTAATGATGGCGTTAACACATACGGCATCTGCCTTGGTTTCTGTCTCGGCTTAGAACCAGAAACAATAACAGATTCTTGAGAAACAATCCTTGCAAACCCGAATTATGCTACGGATTATGCAATCGGCGATACGAAGTATCTCGACCCCGGAACAGAGGGTAAGCATCTGATGGAGATTGTAGCATTTGATACTGATAACAAAGCTGATGGAACAGGTAAGGCAGGTATTACGTGGATTAGTAAGACATTATTAAATACTACTCATGCAATGAACTCTACTCAAAAGACAGTTGACGGAGAAACAGCATATACAGCAGGTGGATGGGAACATTCAGATATGAGAGCATACTTGAAGAATACCATTAAGCCACTTATTCCTGCTACTGTTAGAAATGCTATTGTACCTGTTACTAAAGTACAATCTACTTATACAGGCGGTGCATTAGTAAAAGACGGACAGACAACTACAGATGATGTCTGGATTCCATCTAATCATGAAGTAGGACTTGGAACTTCTTATGAATCTACAGGAGCTTTGTATACTACTAAATTTAATACTCCAACAAATAGAATTAAAAAATGTAATGGCATTATTAGAGAGTGGTACATCCGTTCGGTTAAAAATTCCAGCGATTTCTGTTATGTTGGCACAAACGGTTATGACAATACAGACTCTGCTTACGTTAAAAAATGGATTACTTTCGGTTTCTGCACCAACTAAGTAACTATCAACCACAGCACCACAGAAGGAGGTAAATCCATTGGATGTCTTTCTGAAAATTTTACCGTATCTTGTTAACCTTTTGTCCGGCGTAATCCTTGCTTGCGCCACATACACTATCAACAAAGCACGTAAAGGGCATGAGGATGCACAGGCAAAAGCCGAGGAGCAGGAAAAGGCTCTTTCAGAGGGTGTACAAGCCCTCTTGAGAGAGTCAATCGTGAACAGCTATAACAAACACGCTGAGAAAGGCTTTTGTCCTATCTATGCAAAGGAATCGGTCAAGCGGTGCTACAAGGCCTACTCAAAACTGGGAGGAAATGACGTAGCGCACGAACTGTATGACAAGATTCTGAAGATGCCAACAGAACCGGAGGTGTGATATATGATTAACTGGAAGGTGCGAATCAAAAATAAGAATTTCTGGCTGTCCATCATCCCAGCAGTGATCCTGTTGATTCAGGCAATCGGTGCGGTCTTTGGAGTTACATGGGACTTCGGTGACCTGGCGCAGAAACTGATTGCAGTGGTCAATGCGGCATTCGTGGTGCTTGCCATCTTAGGCATCGTGACAGATCCGACCACAGCAGGAGTAGCTGACAGCAACAGAGCAATGGGCTACGATGAGCCACACAAAGATATCATTAAATAATTTCCAACGCATGGGAGAGCTTCGGCTCTCCCTTTTTAGTGAGGTGAAAGGATGAAAGAATTAAGAGGCATCGATATTTCCGAGTGGAACGGTGGACTCAATTACACCGCACTCGCAAAAAACATTGATTTTGCAATCCTGAGAGAGGGCTGCAGAACACGTAAAGACTATTTATTTGACACTCACATCAATGGCTGCAGAGCTGCCAGGATTCCTATCAGGGGAGTGTACCATTTTATCTATGCGGTAAATGATCATCAAGCGAAATTAGAAGCTGAGTCCTGCATTAAGAATGTTCAGGCAGCAGGCCTGCCGAAGTCGACCTATATCTGGGCCGACCTGGAATATGACACGATTACTAAGGCAAAAGCCCAGGGCGTAAATCTCGGACCTGCAGAAGTCAGGAAATTCACTGAAATCTTCTGCAAGACGGTCAAGGCAGCAGGCTATCCGACAGGTATTTATACCAACCTTGACTACTGGGTCCGCATGTACGGGGACGAGATTCTTTTCAGGTATCCCGTATGGTATGCGCAGTATTCGAGCAAGAGGTCGAAGGACTGTCTGATCTGGCAGTGTGGCAGCAGGGTTCTGCCCGGGTCAAATGGCCAGGCGTTGGACTATGATATCTGGTACGAAAAAGAAGATGTTGTAGCAGAACCGGTCGCATATGAACTCAATAAGTCCACAGAGGAACTTGCCAAAGAAGTCATAGCAGGTAAATGGGGAAACGGAGAAGCAAGAAAGATTGCACTTGGCTCCCGTTACGATGAAGTGCAGAAGGCCGTCAATACGCTGCTTGCACCGAAACCGTCCACGAATGTCGAAGACTATGTGCTCGAACCGCCGAACATCGAGCAGCTTGCACAGGATGTGATTGCAGGTAAATACGGCATCGGTGACGCAAGAAAGAAGGCACTCGGAGCGAACTACGATGCTGTCCAGAAAAGAGTCAATGAACTCATGAAGGCAAAGACGGAAGTGGTCACTGTGGCCTATTCCGATAGAAGACTTACCTTTGTTGCTCAGATGCAGAGATGGATCGGACTCAAAGAGACGGATGGATCTTTTAAGATAATCATTGACACCTATAATCGCGGACTTGCAAAGGCCGTGAAGAGATGGGGCACTCGCAATGTGCAGATGCTGTACAGCTGGGCTTGGTGTGCTTGTACCGTTTCTGCAGCCGCCATGGCTTGCGGATTGGATGACATTATTCCGATTGAGATTTCCTGCCAGTACATGATCGAGATCGCCAAGAAGTTTGGCATTTGGCAGGAGTCGGACAGATACAGACCTAACCCTGGGGACATCATCATGTATGACTGGCAGGATACGGGATACGGAGACAATGTTGGCGTGGCTGATCATGTCGGCGTTGTGGAGTCCATTGAGGGCAACAGATTTACAGTCATAGAGGGTAATCGCAATGATTCTGTTTCCAGACGGCAGATGGCTGTCAACGTAATCTATATCCGGGGCTACATTACCCCGAATTTTTAATGTTACTCAAAATCGTCCAAGTCCTGTTTGCTATCAGGGCTTGGATGACAGGCGGTTGGAAGAATAAGTAGGAGGTGACCGGGCGTTGTTTGAAATTGATGAAAAGACCCAAAACATCCGAATAACAAGAGGGGACAGCGGCATTGCAGAGTCTGAACTGTATATCGGAGAGGGCGAAGATGCTGTTCTGTATGAAATGCAGGAGGGCGATGTCGTAAGTCTTGGTGTAAAAGCTGACTATGAGGACGCTGAGTGCATTTTTCAAAAAGATGTGCACGAAAATCCGGCTGTCTTCGAGTTCGTCCCTTCCGATACAAAAGACCTTGAGTTTGGTACGTACTACTATGATGTTCAGTTTGTGCGTGGTTCAGACGGCTTTACCGTCACTTACATCGAAAAGAAGAAATTCAAGGTAACTGAGGAGGTGGTGTGATGGTTGAGATCAAAGGCGACATTCGGAACGTTACACAGAAGCTCACAGGAAACATCAAGAGTATCGGTGCAAAAGGTGATAAGGGCGATCCCGGAGACGGCAGGTATATATGCACCGACTCTCAGGGCAACGGCAATATTACAATAACAAGGAATGGTGGTTGACACACTTGCGACTACGGGTGCAGCAGCCGATGCCAAGAAAGTCGGTGACGAAATAAATGACTTAAAGGCTTCCTATAGGAAATACATCGCATAAAAACTGAATAACTACCTATTATATATAGAGGCTTGTCCGATTTGGGCAGGCCTCTTTTTTTTATTGCAGCGAATTTTTTATTTTGGGGCAGACCCATCTCAGCCGTGGGGCAGTTT